GTCCCCTATTTGCTTCATCCCTCTAAAGTGATGGGGGGTTGCCTCCTGCTTTTTCGCCTTTCGACATCTGCACAAGGTCGCCGTTCTCATCGAACCTCAAACCATATTCGACTATCTCATTTGCATGATGCTCTTTGTTGTGGCAGTCCTGACAAAGTAATTCCAACTTGCCATGATTGAGAGATATGTTTGGGTCGCTGATATTCTCAGGCGTTAGGTAAACAGTGTGATGCACTATCTTACCTGATGAATGACATCTCTCACACAGCCCATGTCTCAATGTAAAATAAGCGTCACGGCATTTGCGCCACGCTTTCCCTTTATAGAATGATCTTGCCCATGGTTTCATTTCTGTTTCCTATTTCTCTTTGGTGTCTCATCTTCAATCAGTTCCCATTCAACCTCTGGAGCAAAGTATTTACCAAATGGCGCTTGCACATGGACTGTACCGTCTTCTTCTATCTCTGTGACGGGTCCCTCTACACCGACCATGCCATAGTGCTTTACGATGTCTCCTACTTTCATGTAAACGCTCCTTTCTAGACAAAATAAAAAGCCACTCGGTTAGAGTGACTGTGTTTAGACGCTATGCGCGGTATCCGCTCTTTGGCTTAGTTGTCCGCGCCTTTCCCTTATTCGTCTATATTAGTATCTTACATGGATTATTGCCTAATGACCTGCAAGAAAACTGCAAAAAGTCTGCAATGATTTTAAGTTACTTCCTCATACGCTTCTAATCGTAACGCATACGCCAGTCTGTACATTGCCTTAGCTTTGGCATAGTAATATGATCGCTCACTCATGTGCATGTTTACGTATACGTTTATGTCTATTACATCTTCATCCCCTAAGTAACGTTCCTCAATGATTCTACGCTGTATCTTACTTAGTCTGCCTACTGCTCTCATGACTTGATCGTACTGTTGTTGGAGTAGTTCTTCCCGATCTACGTTGTAAATAGATATGTCTGCTGTTTGATCGCTTGTGCCGCCTGAGCGTGGCATGTCACTGTATACGGCTGTAATCTTTGCTTCTCGACGGATAAACCCGAAACGTTTATAGAGTCTTGCTGATTCTAACCTTTCCTCGACTCTTCTCCACGTCTCACGTTCATTGAGTTTGAATAGACAACTTTGTTCCATGTTATCCCTCCAATGCTGAGAATAGATCCGTTTGTCCTGTGTATTCTGTGCTGTCTATGATATATCCGCTGTTTATCATGTCTACAGGTGCGTTATGTGTATAAGGCTCGTATACTGGTTCGCCCGAAACTTTGTTGTATGCATTAGCTCCTTGTTGTGTCCATACCCAATGTGTCTTTGCTTTTATTTTCATGGCTTGTCCTCCATTTTCATTCCGTTATCCTCCTTAGAGGGCATAGCCCTCATATTACCTTTCCGCCGTGTTTGTGTGATCTCGTTGCGTTATATGCCATCTTTTCAGCTATTGCTTTTTCTAGGTCAATGCCGTACCGTCCGCATGTGTCAAAGATTCGTATCACTACGTCTGCCAGTTCGGATGGGATTCCACATGGCTTTTGACATTTATCATCTTTAATGTAGCTCCACACCTTCTCTCCTTCATGATTCCCCTCATACCATACTTCATCGGTGTGTTTACCTCTGCGATAGTCCTCTAAAGCTTCTGATAGTTCCGAATGTATAAGTGCGATTAGTTCACCGAAGCTACGATCTTCTTCCCACCAACCTTTTGAGATTGCGTTCTCGTGTGCTTCTTGTACCAGTTCGTTAATTGATTTCATTCGTATATCCCTCCTGTGCTTTGGCTTCTGCAGCTAGTCCCACATATGCTGCCATATCTTCATAACTGTCCGCATGATAGGCTGTGCGTTGATTGGCTCTTACAGCCTTTAATAGCGCCATGAACGTCCATCCTTGGGACTCGGTTAGGTCTATGCCTGTAACTGCCTTGAACGCTTCTACAGTTGCGCTCATACTGCGTTCTCCGCCTTCCTTGTCGTAGGTCTTGCCTCGGTCTATCATGTGCTGACTTGCTGATAACAGAATGTTGTGTGCCGTTACCTGATCTGTGGTCGGCTCTTCAATTGGTTCTAACCAATCCTCATGCCAACTCCACAGGTACTCGTCATCATCTAAATTTAATGTGTAGGATCCTACAAGTTTACCGTCTCTCAAATACACAGGTCTTACTTTTGTTATTTGTGACTCTCTCCCATCGTAACCTCGCATCATTGGATTAAGGCAAGTCTCCTTGTAAGCCCCGTCAGCCACTTCACTAATATTGACCCTTACTTTATCCCCGACCTTAAACTTTGTCATCGTTACCCCTCCGCTCTATTATTGAACATCGAAAAAGTGTGCCGTCCAAGGTTCGCACTCTTGCACCAGTTGCCGCATTTTCTCGGCCAATTCAGCTATCTCAGCTTGTGCGCCTCGTCCTTCCTGACGCTTGCCGTAAAACTCTAATATCGCTCGTAGATTTCCGCTCATAACAATATGAGTTGTCGCTGCATTAGGTAACACATTCCGTGCGTCTTCTGCTGGTATTCCTGCCTCTCGTAAGCGGTCATATGTTTCTTGTGCTATGTGCATGAAGTCGTCATATATCTCATGTGCTTTACCGCCTGTTACGCTTGCTGGTGTTACATAATCAAAACCACCTGACTTGTCACCACTACCATATTTCACATAGCGTTGTGACTTAACACTGAATCCAAAGTGACGATGCCTTGTTAACTGTGCTAATGCTGCTCGGCTGATGTCCTCAACACTGAATGCAAAGTGTATATGTTCCATGGTGGATGTGTGCTTACTGTTTGCGATCTGTTTGAATAGGCGCTCTCCGTTCGCTTTGTCACCAAAATATCGTTCAGATTCAGCGTGTAATATTTCGCTTGGCTTTAGTGGGCTGTAACAATTTCGAATAGCGATTAGTGCTAACTTTTCATTGTCCGATGCTGGTACGTTTGGTGAGTATTCGTTGATAAACTGTTCTGTTAATTGCGTCTTAGCCATTAATATAACTTTCATGTTTTGTCTCCTTTGCCTGTAGGCGATTAATTAATTTCCTCGACAATCTTAAAAAACTCACTTGCCTTTATCTCGATGAATCCTTCTGGAATTACCTCTCCTGCTGGATTAATTGAACAGTACACTGCGTCGTTATGATCGAAAATCCGACTACGGTATCTTCCGCCGAATGACTTGAAGTAGAGAATAACCATCGGCTTTTGCTGTACTTTCAAATCAGCATCTTTTAAAGCTTTGATCCATCCCTTTGCAATCTTGGACGATGCTTTGAACTTGCAAAGTCCGTCGTTAATTGGATTACACAATAACGGTAGAAATTTGGTTGAGTCCTTTTCAGTTGGTATGATATAAATCTCATCGTCAGACACGTAGTATTCGCGGGATTCAATTCCAGCCTGCTCCGTATATTGCTTATATAACTCAATGACTTTTTCACGGTTCTCTTTATAAGCAAACCAATCTTTGCGAAGTTTGCTTTGTTCAGTAACGATAAAATATCTTTCCATCCGTTTATCTCTCCTTATGGGCTTTGCCCTTGATTAAATGTATAATTCCAACTTGCGATAATAATCGATTGTTCCATCTTTAACGAGTCTTATGAACCTTGTTTGCACTGCACTCTCTGGCCGATCTAGAGCGAGAGAGATTGACGCTTTTCCGTCAGATTCGTAGAACTTGGCAAGGTAACACAATTCATCATCTGTGAACTTTTCTCCACGCTTTGAATGGTAATCGGGATGATATTTCATTCGTCCTGTCGGATCGTACTCTACAGCTAACTCCATCTCTCTCAACTCATGACCTTCGGGAATAACCATCTCATGTTCAATTCGTTCGCTTGCTTCGATAAACGTCCGCACTCACTTGCACTCATTATTGGTGTTGTTGCGGCTTTCATCATGTCCCAACCGGTATACACTCTTTGATGAAATGTGCGATATTGAATGCCGTTAGACTTAGCTAATTCAACGATCTCTCTCGGATACTTCATTCGCTTTTGGCGCATATAGGCTATTTGTTTTTTCTTATCTTGTAGCGGTTGTGTAGCTGCTCTTTCCATATCCCAACCGCCAGCGTTTACTCGGTTTGTAAATGCGTTATAACTGATGCCGTTGGATTCAGCTACCTTCGCCCAATATTTCCGATCTGACTTTCTTCGGACCTCTTGGTTAAGTGCCCTTTCTTTGTTCCATCCTAAATCCCTTATTCTCGCTTCAAGTGTCTTAGCGCTTATGTTGTTTTCAGATGCTATTTCGTAATCTGTTGGAGTTATATAAAAGTCATATACTTGCATCTTTCAGCCTCCATTTATTGGTTTTATAAGTACATATGTTCTATTCTTGGGTTGTAAAAGGTTACGACCAGTTGTGTTTACTGGTTATTTAACTTTTCGTTTAAGTTGTGATCTGATCCGGTCGCACTCGGCTGCTGTTTCTTCTCCGAACCGCTCAAGATAAGTTTCTTTGAAACGCTCTATTCTTGTTGGTCCGAATCCGAATACTTTTCTCAAGGTTGTTTCCATCGATGCCAGGGAACACTTTTCGATGAAGTCATAGGCTTTGTGTATCTCATTCATGGTTTGGTTGATGGTCATCTTTTTGTCTTTCATTGGTCCACCGCTTTCTTAACAGTGATTTCTATGCGTGGACGATTGCTGTACCTCTTTCGCATGAACACGTCAGTTATGCAGTTGTCATCCCGCCAAATGATACCGCTGAGAGCGTCCTTTACTCCTTTGAGATAGTTATCTATATCTGGCTTACTTGTCGGCAGTATTTCTCCATTCTCTGCTTCCTTCGTTTTCTTCTTGCTGAAACTCTTTGGGATCGGTCGATAAAATGTCACTTCAAGATTGAGAGGTTCGTCCAAGAGTTGATCAGGAGCATGTTCACTAGCTGCTAGTCTTACATAGTCCTTGAAATCTCGTGATTTCTGAGGATCATATGCCTTAATGAATCCTCCACGGTTTGAAAACCTTGGTCTTCCTTGTGCCACTGGATCGCCATAGACCGTAAATTGAATCACTTTATCAGCTCCTTACTTTTTTTCCTTGCTTGTGTTGGTTTGGATGTTCAAGTACATACCGCAATCCCCGAATGATTAGCACACTTTCAACACCGTTTTTCATTTTTGATACTGTGGCAATCGGTCGGTAGCTTTCTCCGATTTCCCTATGTGATTTCCTCGGCTTCTTAGATGGCATTATTTTACTTTCTGTAGCGTTCTTAGGTTCGTTGGTATGATTGATCATATTTACTTTTGAAACGGCTGTAACAGGCTCACATTTGGCGTATGGGCTTAATTCCTTGCTGACACACTTGTGTTTATCAAAATATCGTCTCGCATATCGTTTACGGCATACTTTACAGATCCTAAAGTGTTTTCTCGCTTCTGTGTGTGGCATTTGTTTTCACCTTCCTTCTCCGATCCGTGAGAATAGTTCCTGTCCTGCAGCTCGCTTCTCTTCTTCCGTTGCCTTTTCGTCCCACATGATAATGTGACATAGTTCCAGTGTCGTTGCTTCCGTCCAGTTCATTGTTTATCCTCCTTAAGCGTGTACTTCGTGGTAAGGTACAAACTTGCAATATTGTTTCAAGTTCACCATTTCCACCGTACCGACTTGTCCATTTCGATTTTTAGTAATGATTAACTCTATAACGTTCTTGCTTTCCGTCTCTTTGTTGTAATAGTCGTCTCGGTACAGGAAGGTGATTGTATCTGCCAGTTTTGTTACCACAAAGGCTCTTTATCCTTTGCTTCTTACGCTTCATTTTCACGTAAGCTCAGACTATATCATCACCGTTTTGACGGTGCCGGGCGCTCGTGTCAGCCTCATCACTGGTCTAGTGGTACGCTGTTAGTCGTTGAACCTTCCACACATTCCTGTATGGCTTGGCTGCTGATTGGCATCTCAGCTTTCCAGCAATTCACCCGGTTTAGACAGGACTACAGTTTATATTCAGTGTCTTTGGTCAGAAACGGTCTTAGGATTTCGCGGAATCTTTCGGCACTTTCGGCTTTGATATATACACTTTGGGTCAGTCCAGGGACTGTACAAGACAACCCGAATTTCTCCCTCAGCACATCAGCAAACTTATAAATATCGTCTGTTGCATAATCTTGGAGACTAATTTCATAACCCCTACTTGAAATAAATCCATCATCGAAATAGGTGATTGCTAGACCAAGATCATCAAGGCTCCATACATCGTCGTGCATAATTTTCCTTCCATTCTTATACCACTTGTTGTATAAATCAGTGAAAAGTCTGTGGGTTATGCTCTGAATTCTGATCTCGCGATATTCATTCTTAGTTCGCTGATCAATCCATTTTCTTTCATACGGTTCAGAGAATAATGCTCCCAGAAGATTCGCCTTAAACAGAAGATATGATTTTTGCTTAATTGAATGTGCCAAGTTCATTCTGTGATATTTGGCAGCCTTGTCTTTAAAAATACACATATCTCCAATGATTCCGCCGATTAATAGCTGTTTTTGTATGTCAGTTAATGTGATTGGCTTTTCAGAGGAATGGTTGCCAGGTAATCCAATTTTCTTGCGGATATCGGCAACTCTTCTATGATCAATCCCAACACATTCCGCTATTTCTCCATCCGTTTTGTTCTGACTATGCAACCATTTGACACTCGGAATAAAAACGTTGTATTTGGAACCCATATTTTTCACCTACCTCAAGGTATTGCGGGTCCGTTATACTTAACCAATCCTGTTCGATGTTGCCTGACTCTCGAAGGTCTGACATCATTGGGCGTTTATCTTGACGGTTTTCTAGGCTTCGGTTTAATTGTGCGAGCGCGATAACAGGACAATCATTCTCTCGTGCCATTTGTTTCAACATACCGCTGATGTACCCGACTTCTTCGTTTCGGCTGCGACTGTTGTATTTGCTCCCACCGTTTATGAGTTGTAAGTAATCGATATACACGATCAAGTTTTCATGTTGCTTTTTTAGTTTCCGTACCTGGGATCTGATTTCGTGTATCGTTTTCGCATTACTTTCATCGATGTAGATGTCCAACTCTCCGAGTCTCCCAAGCCCTAGCGTGTACTTTTCCCACTCGTCTTCTTGAAGGGTTGCGTTCTTGATCCGTAGCCCGTCTATCATGCACTCTGCTGCTAACATTCGGTCATAGAGTAGAAACCTAGACATTTCAAGGCTGAATATCGCTACCGTGTCGCCTTGTTTAGCGTTTGCCAGTGCATTGCATAAAAGGTAAGCTGTCTTTCCCATTGATGGGCGAGCTGCGATGATGTTCAGCGTCTGCTTCTGCCACTTGCCGAGTAGCTTATCCATATCACCGCATATTGTGCTGTGTCCCAATCCCTTTCCCCTAGATGCCTTGTCACAAAGTGCGTCATAGTGGTTGATGATGTCATTACTGATGTGTATGAAATCATCGCTGGTGTTCGCTCCGACTTCCACCGTTTCAGCAATGCTCATGATCTCGGCTGCGAATGTCTTCGGGTCGCTGTACTCGCTTGTCATTACTTGCCGTAGTAAGTTCATGCCAGTACGGAGTATATGTTTTTCTTTGACTATCTTCTCGTAGTCCCCGAATGCTGTTATGGCGGGTACCGTGTTTGACAGGTTCAACAGGTACCCTACACCGCCATGTCTTTCTAACTCTGATCCCATCTCCTGAGCCATGTGAACAATGTCTACTGATTGGTTATTGTCTCTGAGTGATAACATTGCTCCAAATAGTGCTTGGTGGGATTCTGATGAAAACTCTTCACCTGTCATACTTGTTTCATGGACCAGTTCGGGTTTTAAGAGTATCGATCCTAACACCGAACGCTCAGCTTCTAGATTGTGATAACTCATGAGCGTCCACCCATAACCTTACGCATCCACTCTTCACGGCTTATGCCTTCTCGTATCCAAGGTGGTGCAACATATTCTTCTTTGCGGTCAATCATCTGTCTAGTGGATTCAATTTGTCGTTGTGCATCTATGCGTGGGTTGTTCTTGATGATGTCAGAAAGACTTGGTGGGAATTTATTAGAGCGGATGTATTCGTCTGCGTTAGCAATAACGTGCTCGTGTTCTGCTTTCATCAGTTCTTCAATCCATACTTTTGCGATACCCTCATTCACGTTCCAGTTCGGGTAACATGCAGCTAGTTTGAAAAGAACCTTCTTGGCACTGTCCTTCTCCAAGACATTCACTCCTTACAGGTCATTTATAAAGTCCAGCCGATCTTCTTGTTTTGGTTTGGTGCTATTCATCTTGATCGCTAAGTCTTGAAACTTCTCTCTTAGTTTCGAAGCACTGAGAATGTTGGATTTCCAAAAGCTATGGGATGTGGTCCAATCGATTACGTCTTTGATTAATGCTTTGTCTACCTTGTCGATCTCTAGTAGCTTTCTGCAATCGTCAGCCCATTTCTGCAGATTAGCTTTTTCAACCAAGTGGGCAACTCCTGATTCATTGGCATGTTCCATTATTTTTGTATGAAGGTATAATGCCATTTTGTATTCAACAGAGTCCTCGGAATAGGTCTTGTTCCGAGATAATGGTTTTACTTTCTTATCATTCTTTTCATTCTCAACATTCTCTTCATTCTTGTTTGTGTCCGTTATCAGTCCGTTATCAGTCCGCTCACAGTCCGTCTGTGGTCCGTCTGTGGTTTCAAAAGTATGATAAAGCCCGTAGTTACATATGGTTATCGTGGTTCGTTTGCGGTCCGATTTTTTGATAACCATTCCATCTTTCTCTAGCAAGTCGAAGAAAAGTCGAAGTTTGTTTTTTCCCCAATCCCACCGTTCCATTAACTTTACTTCTGAGGTAACGAACTGACCTTTCTCAACTTCGACCAATTCGCTACCATGCAAGAATTTATTCTTTCTATGATTAGCCATCATCAGCATGTCGAGCCACGCTTCGTATCGGGAGAACTTGCGTTTTTCTTGGTAAATCCAGTGCTCTTGGATCTTTCGATGCAGTTTTATGAATCCTGACACGTACTCACCTACTTTGAAACCGTCTCAATTCGTAGTTCATTACAGTCGCCATCATGCGCCGTGTTTGTATACCCTCTGGTGTTTCGTCCAGCCAGTCATGGCATGCTGTGCAAAGGTGCAGCAGGTCCGCTGCTGTGGTCTTCCATTCCAACTGCTTACGTCCAGTTAGATGCGCTCTCTCGGTCGCTCTAGCCTTTCCACAGCGTTCACATAGACCATGTGACCTTACCTTTAGTTCAGCGTCCACAGACGGGCTAATATCGCCCATCTGCTTCTGCGTTTGCTTTATACGAACATTTCTAAGCGCCTTCGTCTTTGGTTGAGGATGAAAAGGCATTGTCATGTCCCATCACCTCAGAACGGCAAATCATCGTCGCTTATATTAATTGGTTTGCCATCATCATGAAATGGATCTCGTTTATCCACTGGTTGTCCACTGTTTGTTGTGGATTCTGTTTGATTGCGTTCTAAGAAGCGAACGTTATCAGCAATGCAATCATTCGTGTAAACCTTTTTCCCTTCGCTATTCTCATAGCTGCCTGTTTGCCATCTTCCTTCTACAGCTACTAACTTTCCTTTACTGAGATACTTTGCGCATGCTTCGGCAGTCTGTTTGAAAGTTACAACTTGGATGAAATCTGCACCGTCTTCACCACGACGATCACAAGCAATCGTAAATTTAGCTACCGCATTCCCTGAATTGCTGTACCTTAACTCAGGATCACGTGTCAAACGTCCGATCAATATCACTCGATTTAGCATTGTTATTCCTCCTAGTACAAGCTCAACTCTGAGCAGTGCTTTATTCTTTTAATCTTCTTGGTCAACCGGCAATAATCACACTTTTCGCAACGGATCGGTTCGGCAGCTCCTGCCTTTACTTGCTTAACTCGTTCGATGTTGTTCTCAACGATCCGCAGGCTGGCTTCGATCACATCAAAGTCGAAATAGATAATCTCATGATCGGGAGGGTCTTGCTTAGTCACCACAACCATATGTGGTAAGAGCCATTCAGAGCGACCTGTAAACCGCTTCTCGATCTCGGAATACACAGCCATTTGAATCGTGTAGCCGTAGTGGTCTAGGAAGTTCTCATAAGCCTGTGCATCTTTGTTCCACCACTTGCCGTCCATCTCTTTGAGTGCCTTCAAATCTGCGAATATTCCAACGCTCGGGTTATAGCTATCAAGCATGATCTTCCACGGAATCCCGAACAGTTCTGCTGTCATGATGACTTCCTTATCTCCAGCCAACGCTTTCATAACTAACGGATCGTTCTCTAATACCTCGATCATCTTATTGCAGTGTTGGAAGTTCGCCTTAAGCTGCCCTGCGGTTGCTCCGCGACTGCTGTATAGATCAGGATTGTTTGCTTTGAATTCATCAAGCGTTCCTTCGTTCCAGGAGTGTACGTAATGACCTTCCATGAACGCCTGACTATAAGACTGTTCGTACTCTCCATTGATCATCGCCGTAGCCTGAGCTTCACACCCACCAAAGGCGGGCAGGAAGCTCTTAAACTGGCTCACAGACATGTAATGGCGATTGGCTTCTCGGCTGTAATAGTTACTCTTGTTCAGCTTCATCGGAGATTACCTCGTATTCAGCATCTACGACATTCAACGGACTGTTCTGCTCAGGTTTAGGCTCTTTCGTCATATCAAAGTCGCTAGAGTCTTCGAAGGCTTGTGCTTGCTCTATCGTGTCAAAGTCTAGTTCGATGTTTTTGCATAAGCGACGTAATACGGTCTTCTTATACATCTCTCCAGCACTCTTGGTCCATGCTTGTCCGTTGGCTTGCTTGGAGTAATTCTTACGTGTCGCTTCAATCTCTGAAGCTGACATTACCTCGTAAATCAGTCCACCATCTTCAAATAATGCAACAGCAAATGCTCCGAGAATCTTGCCGTCATTAAATGGCTGTGGAATGAACTGAATGGTTTGCTGACCATCTTTCACTTCTTCTTTGAAGTCGTCTCCTTCACGGACTAACTTGGCGTAAATGTCCTTCACTGGACGAACGCTGTACTTCTTGGCGAGCTTCTTCTCGCCTTTGTAGTCCGTCTGAAACTGAGCTTGTCCGCCGTAAACGATGCAATAACACTCTTTATTGAAGAAGTCCAAACCAAGGAAAGCACCTTTTAATAATGTTCGTGCCACAGTGACTGGCTCACATTTATCAACGCCGTTTGTGTCCTGGAGCACTGTCATACAATTCTGCATGAATCGAGTTTTATTGAAGCTGCGTGGCACTGCGTCTTTCTTTGATTCAAGCAATTTATCAAGATTGCTATGGATTACCGCTAAGTGGTTAGATGACATCTATTAAATCCTCCCGATAATGTGGTATAATTCCGATAAATTAATGTTTAAAAGTTACAACTTAGCTGCGGCTCCTACCCCGCGGCTAAATTACTTTTTGGACTCTCTTAAAAGTCTGCGATACTCGTTGTACATAATCTGATTACTAAAGTAGAACATTTCCTTCCCCTTGATGTTCACCATGCTTCCTCCACACTTTGACATGGCGTACTGTGCTTTCGGATCAAAACTGGCGTTAATTCTGACTGGCAACCTCATCACCCCTCACCTGCTGTGATTGTGACAGCTCCGATTGATTCCGCAAAACATTTCATGTTGCAGTACGACTCATTTCCAGCAACCGTGTGCACTTGACCTTCGTATATCTCGCCACCACAATACATACATTCACAGAATACCTTTGCTTCTTGCGGGTCCGTTAAACCTTGTTCGAATCTATCCATTAAGACCACTTCCCTCTGTTCGTTTTTCAGCCCATCTGCGTTGAGTTAGATACACCATATAATCAAGTGCTGACAACCGTTCACCGCTCGTTAATGCTTGCCACGTTTTCGCTTTAATGATCATTTAGTAAGAACCTCCTTCAACATTTTGGCTTGTAGTCTTTCAGTGCGATCGATGATCGTTGATAACACTACATGATCGCTTTCATAGCTGGGTACTGACCGTTGAATTGATGCTAGTTCAGCGATTACTTTCCTTAGTCGATTCGCGCTCATTCGCTTGTTCATCTAAAGCCCCTCCAGTGGATATGAAATTAAGGATAAGCAGATTTATAATTGCGAAGATCAACCCAGTTGAAGCTGCTTCCACGTTTCCTTTAATCGTGTTGATAACCGAGATGATGAACAATAAGATTGCTGTGATGAGTAAAATTGATGTGAAGCGTTTTTCCATTGTCATCCTACTTTCTATTATTTTCCTTTCCAGCTAAAATGATAGTTGTCGAGACACATCATTAGTGAAAGGAGGTTTATTAATGGATGTTAAACTTACAAAGGAAGCAGATTCTTTACTGTGCTTGCTATACAAGTCATATCTTGAAAAGAGAGAAAACGGGATACCCAAGACGCAAGCTAAGCTTTTCGGTAGTTCCTTGGAAATACAACAATCACTTATCACTAAAATGAATCCAGAAGATGTCGACGAAACCTGTTGGGAATTGGGACGACTGGGTATGTTGAACATCCAAAAAGGCGACAACATAGCATATTTCAACATACTGACTGATCAAGCTATTGTTTACATGGAAAATCGTTTCAAAGGAAAAGTCAGTGAAGTTCTAGACTATTTAGGGAAAATCAAAGCTGCTATCCCTTTTGTTTAGGGGGTGAAGTCTTTGATTCCCGCTGTAATGCTTTTTCGTTCCCCGCTTTGATTTCTTCGAGCGGGGTATTCTTTAGATAGTCTTCTGAATACAGCATCATACTGCCGGTATCCAAAAACTTCATTGGTTGCTTCAGCTCTACAATCCCGACTTCTTCCATCCATTGGCGTTTTTCTTCTGAGATACTATTTGTTTGGTTCATTTACATCCCCCTCTCTAAACTGTGTAATTTCCATACAACCTGCGCTCTTTTTCATGTTCAGCAGCTGCCTTCAAACTAACCCATAAGCCATCAATCTTTACATACAACCTGCCGTTAGATAACTTTCCGCCTCGATACATGTTCATTTCTCCTTTCGATAAAATTTTCTGTAATATAGTTCCATTTCTCTATACAATAGAGTTGTCCAGACTTCATTGAAAGGAGGTGGAAAATCATGTTAGATATGAGTCAAAAACAGAAAATTAGCATTCCTATTGCAAAGGCATTCGCTAATGCACAGTACGCACACGATGAAATTTTCAAGACAAACCCGCGTGAGTCGGTAATCGTAGGCCATCTCTCAATCGCAAGCTCTTACATGAACTCTGCTCGCGCTATATACTCCTGCAATCTTGATACATTCGAGCAAGACGAAATTGATAATTTCTTCAGCCAATTCGATGTGTTTATTAAAGAAGTGATGACAAACATCCGCACAGATCATAGTCATCAATGGTCAAACATCGAATTCGAAAAATTAAGCGAAGAGTACGAAGTTATCAAAGAACTACTCGGTCTTGTGTAATTGTTCAGTAATTTGATTCAATTTTGCGGCGAGGTCCATCATGCCTC